TAGATAGGGACGTGAAAGGTTTTAACACCACTCGCGTTGCTTGGATGGCCTCTTATCCCCTTAATGTAATTACTAGCCCCCTCCAATTTTGTTGAAAAGCTTTAGAAAGTTAACTCCTTTCCTATATAGCGATGGAGAGGCAAAGAAAGTAGTAACTGATATTTGCAAAGATCCAAAAATGATCTATCTTGAGTCTGATTACTCTAACTACGATCGTACCATCCCCCCTGATTTCTTAAACGCATTAGTGTCCGCTATAGTGAGAGGAGCAGGTGTATCTGATGAGCTCAAGAAGAAAGCGGATCTACTGATGCAGCTCTGTAATCACGATAACTGGATTGTGTTACCTGACTGGTCTGATGTAAGGGGTAAAGGGATCGCCTTTCAAGTGGACAAATCAGCTTTGTTCTCTGGTTTAAAAATCACAGGAGAAGGAGGATCCATCGCTAACTTAGGATCCATCTTCTTAGGTCATCTAATTAACAAAACGATGACCGCCGACGAGCTGGTTTCCTACGCTACTAAATGGCTAGATTCCGTATCTATTAAGGCAAGCAACAAGTCTTTCGCTTCCTGGGCCGATTTCGCAGTTAAAGAGCCAAGTAAGTTCAGTTGGTACAAAAGCTTCGGTTTCGTGATGATTCAATCAGATGATACAGAGATAATATCGACAGATGAGAAAAGGTCACGAATTTGGGCCAGAGCTTTCGTTAAAGGTGCTACGGTACTGGGTTTTAAAAGCAGCCTTTCTTTTGGTGATCGCTATTTGATGAGAAGCCTATTTCTGGGAGGAGATGAACCGGTTGGTCAGCGAATCATGCAAAATTCCATTAGCTCTGAAGAACCGGAAGTTGACGCTTTGATATTTCTCGTGGGTTTGGCGATGAGAAGCGAGGGAATCAATTTCGTCAAAACCTTTGATCCTTTCGGAACTAATACGACCAGCGATTTAAGGAGAAAAATATTTAACTCTCCTTCTGGAAAACCGTACGTTGACTATGTTCAGAAATCTCTCAAATGGATGTCTAATTTGATAACTCAACAGAAATCCGAAGTTGCTAGACCTGCTTCAACGTACTTGGATGTTCTTAGCGACAGCATGACAGGATCTGTACAAGCTTTGGGTGAAGTCGATCGAATCAGAAGAAGTCTCTTGAACTCGCTTGCCACTCGTGAGAAGGATAAAGCCGAGGGGTTAAACGATTTAGGTAAATCACTTTATTATTTGTGGAAGAACAGATTCTCTCCTGGTAATGCAATGCTATTAGAGCAAATGATTTTTAATAACGAAGCAATGCAAGCCAATTTAAAATCGGTCATTTCAAAAGAATCAAAGGTTTATAAGTTCGCTTGTCACCATATGCTAATTGAGCCTTACGAATACATTCGTTAATGCCACTCTCACATTTACTCAACAATAATTATTCACAAATTTAAATTTTTAGTTTCATGAAAACTACAAACAAACAAAAGAAGGAGGATTCTCATAGATTAACAGAAAATCCGATACTTCCCATCGAACAAGAAGCTCCATCCGCGATAACCATTCAAGCGGAGGACGAAGAATCAGAATTTGGTCATTTAGATGACGATACGCGTAAGCATCTCGAGCGATTAAAGATAGATCGTTTAAACTGGAATTCTAGATTGATCAGTCCTGGGACCGTTTCTCGTGACGTCGCAGCCACTTTCCTAGTAGAAGGAAAACACCTTACGCAGGACCAAGTTACAGGCTTAGATGAAGATGTATTAATCCACATTTATCACTCTAAGAGATAACTACATCATCGCAAAGACATACCCTTGCATGGTTACACC